AGGTTGAAGTTGGATAGGATCGGCATGGAGTTGGGAGAGATCAAGGAATATTTAGAGAGGAAGGAGGAATAATGGGATCAATAAGTACACGAGGAACGTCATCAGGTCCAAGGACAAGATGGGTAAAAACAGTTCAGACAGTGATCAGAACGACATGGTTTGAGGTGGATGACACTCACACCATTGATGGGATTTTTTTGACTTGGAAAGGTGCAGAGAGGAACGCAATCCACAGAGATGAATATCTGACTGAGGAGTGTGTCGCTGAGATTGTGAGTGTAAAGCCAGAGGTTTTGAAATGACCTGGATCATATTGGTTCACTTCGGAGTCAGTTTTGTGGCTCTTTTTGTTGCAATTTATTTGATGAGGAAAGCAGATGGTAATTAATGCAAATGAGATTTACACGTCAAAGGACCTTCAGAAGATGCTGAAGGTCAGTCTGAGGACATATCAGAGGATGAGGGCAGACGGGGAGATCCCGGTGCCGATCATTCTTCCTGGGGGTCGGAAGAAGCAGCATCACAGGTATTTAGGATCAGACATATTGGAGTGGATCAACCAGCATAAGGAGAGTGATGGACAAGCGGATTGAGAGGATAGTGGAATGGATGGAGGGGTATGCAGAGAATGCAGGGAAGGAGACTCTGGTGGTGGGGGTTTCAGGGGGTGTGGACAGTGCGTTGACGAGTACGTTGTGTTGTATGACCGGATTGGAGGTTTATGCGGTGACGATGCCTGTGAGGTCGGGGAAGGATGATCACAAGAATGCAGTCCAGCATCTGAGTTGGTTGAGTGATCGGTTCCCGGAGAGGGTGCATTCGGTAGTGATTCCGTTGGAGAGGTCGTTCAATGCGTTTGGGAGGGTTTTGCAGATGGAGGATTTTGAGAATGCCCATGCAAGTGCCAACACCAAGAGCAGGCTCCGCATGACCTGCCTTTATCACATTGCAGCCTGCATGGATGGGTTGGTAGTGGGTACGGGGAACAAGGTGGAGGACTTTGGGGTTGGGTTTTTTACGAAGTGGGGAGATGGGGGTGTGGATTTGTCTCCAATCGGAGATTTATTCAAGAGTGAGGTCCAGGATCTGGCATTGGTGTTGGGGATTGATGAGGAGATTGTGCTTCAGGCTCCGACAGACGGGTTGTGGGAGGATGGCAGGACCGATGAGGATCAGCTTCAGATGAGTTATGAGGACCTAGAGAAGTGCATGAGGGGGGAATATGTGGGAGAGGAGAAGATGGCTCGATATGAGGCGTTGAGGAAGGCAAACAGGCACAAGATGGAGGCGATTCCGGTGTGCATGATGGAGGAGTGGGATTTTTGATGAAGGAGAAGAGCAGATTGACATGGTTGAGGTACAGCCACATGGGGAATCACTATTCCTCATATCACTGGTATCGATGTGAATGTGGGAACGAGAAGCTGATCAGGAAGTCCAGTGTGGATCGGGGTTCCACCAGGTCCTGTGGATGTTTGCAGAGGGAGAATGGAAGGAGGGCCATGGCCAGGATGCCTGAGGAGTTGAAGGGGAAGGGTGCAGGCAGGAAGCCTGGGTTCACTCAGCCGAATGTGAACAAGGGAAAGATTCGGATCATGGTGGATGGAAGACGGAAGCATGTGACCGAGCAGGAGCTTGCAGAAATGTATTACTCAGGAGGGAAATGAAACGATTTTTAAGTTTTTTGGACTGGTTGGGAGGTCCTGACCGGAAGAATGGAAAAACAGTGTGGCGGAAAGGTCATTGGAGGACTTATGAGAACGGGGAAAAAATATATATTCGAGGGGCGTGGATCAGGCGGAAGAAAGCCAAAGAAGAGTTCCAAGAAATCCATAGCGACTCTTATCTCCCGGAGAGGTGGCAAGGGCAAGCAGGTCACTCATGAGGAAATCGATGAGGCCTTGGAGAGGTTTCTGAAAGGTGGAGGAGAGATCGACGTGCAGCCTGAGACTTGGCACAACATTCACAAGTCGGAGAAGATGCTCTGGGGGTTCGAGGGATGATGCTGAATCACCTGGATCTCTTTTCGGGGATCGGGGGGTTTGCCCTGGCAGCAAGATGGGCAGGTCTTAAAACCATGCAATTTGTTGAAAATGAACCTTATGCACAAAAAGTCTTAAAAAAAAATTTCCCAGATGTACCAATACATGAAGACATCAAGGATTTCAAAGCAGATGAGTTTCCTAGACCTTTCTTATGTACCTTTGGATATCCATGCCAGCCTTTCAGTCACTCCGGGATCAGAAGAGGCAACAAGGATGACCGCCACCTCTGGCCAGAAGCTTTTAGAATTGTCCAGGAGTGCAGGCCCGATTGGGTGCTTGGAGAAAATGTTACTGGACACATCAGTATGGGAATCGACGAGGTGCTTTCTGACCTGGAGGGAGAAGGCTACTCCTGCCGGGCGTTCCATATTGGAGCTGTGGCCGTCAATGCCCCCCACAGAAGAATGCGGATCTTCATTGTGGGCAACTCCAACCGCAAATCTCTCGATAGCCTGCACGATGAAGGCAGCAGCAAAGGAAGCAAAGAGACTTCATCCGAGGAATCAATACACGCTGGCAACTCAGGTTTCACAGACTCAGGAAGGATTATCGATGCCTCATGCCTCTCTAAATCCGGAGTGGGTCGAGTGGCTCATGGGGTTCCCTCCCGGGTGGACCGATTGCGAGGACTCGGGAATGCAGTAGTTCCAAGATTGGCCTATGAAATTATTTTAAGAATCAAGGAATGCCGATGAAACAAAACATCTTTGCCCAGATGCTCAAAAGGTATTCTGGGGATCCTGCTGGATGGGTGAGGGACATGGTGGGAATCGAGGTGGACCCCTGGCAGGCCTCTGTGATGGATCAGGTTGCTCAGAGGACCAGGCTCATGGCAGTTCGTAGTGGGCACGGGGTGGGCAAGACTTCTTGTGCCTCGTGGACGGCCCTCTGGTTCCTGTTTCATCATTTTCCTTGCAAGATTGTGATCACAAGCCCCTCCCAGAAGCAGATGGATGATGCGCTCATGGCGGAGTTGAAGGCCACCATCAGGAAACTTCCGAAGAGCCTCTCGGATCTCCTGGAGATTTACAAGGAACGGATTGAGTTGATAGGTGCCCCCCAGGAGGCATTCATCTCATGCAGGACGGCCCGTGCCGATGAGACCGGGCACCAGGCCATGGCTGGGATCCACTCGGATCATGTTCTGCTCATTGTGGACGAGGCAAGTGCCTGCCCTGAGGTCCTTTTCCAGTCCGTTGGGTCCTCGATGACCTCCCCTCACTCCACTTTGCTTCTGATCGGAAACCCCACCCAGCCTCAGGGGTATTTCTACCAGGCATTTCACAAACTGAGGGATGATTTTTGGAATCTGAAGGTTTCCTGCTTTGATGTTTCTCCGGAGAGGGTGGAAACGAAGTATGCAGAGAATATGGCAAAGACCTATGGAGAAACCAGCAGTGTGTATCGGGTCAGGGTCCTGGGAGAGTTTCCGACCTCGGATTCAGACTCTCTGATTGATCTGGCCCTGGTCGAATCGGCCCAGGTCCGGGAGGTCTCCCTTCATGAGTCTGAGCCTGTGGTGATGGGGGTCGATGTCGCAAGGTTTGGTGATGACTCCACGGCCATCTGCTTGAGGCAGGGAAATCACATCCTGGAACCGATCAAGACCTGGAGGAAGTTGGATTTGATGGAGACCACAGGAAGGATCATGGAAGTCTGGGAGGACTCCAGGGGGACTCAGAAGGAGATTGATTCCATCTACGTCGATTCCATAGGCCTCGGAAGTGCCGTGGTGGATAGGCTTTCTGAGTTAGGTGCCCCTGTCGTAGGGATTAATGTTTCAGAATCTGCCTCCATGGGATCCACCTGTTTCAACCTCAGATCAGAACTCTGGTGGAGGGCGAGGGAGTGGTTGGAGACCAAGGAGGTGAAGATCCCTGAGGAGGACGAGAAACTGGCCTCTGAGTTGGTTCTTCCTAAATATTCCCACTCCTCCAATGGTCTCATCCGGGTTGAGTCCAAGGAGGCCATGAAACGACGATCAGGGGCCTCTCCTGATGCAGCAGATGCGTTCTGCCTCACGTTTGCCGGCAATGCCGCCTATGGGCAGGGGAAGTGGGGAAGGAGGGCCGAGGGTGCCCTCCAGAGGTCTATTGGGGGGATTATTTAGGCTATTTGAGACTGGCCGAAACTATTTTCACTCATCATGGCCTCTAAGTGAATGGTCCATGCAGTGTCTTCGGTTTTGTACTGCTTGATGAACTTTTTCAAAAGCCTGATCTGTTTGTTCAGATTCTTGGCAAGATCCTTGTCATCCCCAAACCTGTCATCATGATTGATGTGACCAGGCTCATAGAAGCAGGACAGGACATATTCAGCCTCTTCAACCAATTGATGATCTGACCATTGGTTTAGGGTTGTTTTTGTGTCAGTACACACGTTTTCCATTGTATATCTGAGTTCTTCAATCTTTTCCAAATCTCTCAATATTTTTCGCATCATAACTCCTTAGGTTTTTCAATTGATGTATTCAAGAGATGAAGCACGGCCATCTCCACCACTTTGCTGATTGGATTCCTCCCCTGCTCCCATGCTTGGATGGTCTGGTACGAGACATCCAGATGGTTGGCAAGTTTGGACTGAGACAGGCCAAGGACCTGCCTCGCATGTTTGAATTCGTTTGGGGTCATATCATCTCCCACTAGGATATCCCATTTCTTCCCATGTCATGTGAGCAGAAATCCTTTCAGTGCATTTGTGTGCCCAGACTGCATTGCCTGCTTTTCCATCTTTTGGGAATTCTTTTCTGCAAACATTACAAATTTCATTTCCATTTAAAGGATTCACATCTTTAAATTGAAGATTTTTTGGTTTTCTTTTTAAAGATGTGATGTTCTGACCAGTTTTTTTATTCCATTTATCAATGATGCTCATATCTTCCCCAGTTCCTTGCAGTGATTAATGATCTCATCAGAGGCATCTCCAATGACCTCAATGTTTTCAATAGGGATCTGACAGGCACCCAACATCAGACCAAAGTGATAGATTTCTTTTCCATCAATATCTGAATAGTTTGGATTATGGAAAACATATCTGTGGCAACCGATAGGCTCATAGGTCTCTCCTGTGGTGATGTCCTTGACCTTCTTGCCAATCATTTCTGGTACTTCTACTGGTTTTGATTTCTTGCGATTCATTTCTTGTCCTTTCTGCCCCCGAAGGGGCTTGGTTGGTTGGTTGATTTTTTTATTTATATTCTATGCCCCTCCATTGAATGATTTGGGCGGTTGCAGTCATCTTTTTTTTAAAAGGACCATTAAACATGTAAAATTCATCATCTTTAGATTCCACAAATGCATACCATTTTTTATCTCTGGGGTCTTGAAACCTTGAAAATTTAAAACTTTTATTTTCAAAGAAAGACTCTTTCTGCTTTGCGTGATTTTTATATTGAATCGTTTTCATTTCTTGTCCTTTCAGCCCCCGAAGGGGCTTGGTTGGTTGGTTATGATTTAGTTCTAGGTTTGAAACAATGAACATAAAATTCAAAGGGCCTTTCAGGTGTACCATCCGCATCGGGATCATCTTCTTTTTTGTTGGGGCATCCCCACTGTGCAAAAGATTCCTGCCCTTCTTTTGGTCTTGATGAAAATACATCAGCCTGATCCATAAAGAATGTTTCTGGATGGAAATTCACATAACTTTTCAGAACCACTTTTCCACTGACAACCAGATCAAAAAAATCCTGGATGGTGTTTCTGATTTCCTGTTTTGAGTTTTTCATTTCTTGTCCTTTCTCAATTGCAGTCGTTATTGACTGTGCTTATATAATAGGCCTATTCAATAGTATAGTCAAGAAAAAAGATAAGTTTTTTTATCAATAAAATCATGTACTTATGTAATTAGTTGAAAAAAAGTTTTTAAACACCCCCTTGAATCCCCTTCTGGAGAGTCTCCAGACTCTCTGCCATGCAACCAGAAGAAATCCAGGCAGCAGCAGAATCCCTTCAGGACCAACCTGTGGAGCTATCTGCTCCTGGTCCTACCCCCATGACCCTTGAGGAACTCCAGGGGGTTGTGGTCCCTTTGATTCAGAATGCAGCCGATTATATCGATGAAACCGAGTCTCCGGTAAGAGCCGAGGCAACCAAGTATTTCCGGGGAGAACCCTTTGGAGATGAGGAGCCTGGAAGGTCTCAGGTCGTAACCCAGGACGTGAGGGACTCGATTCAGTTGATGATCCCGACTTTGATGAGGACCTTTTTTGGATCAGAGAAGGCTCTTGAGTTTGTGCCGACAGGACCAGAGGACGTGAGGCTTGCAGAACAGTTGACCGAGTATGTGATCCACATCCTGAAGGAGAACGATTGTTTCACCCAGTTCCAGTTTGCTTTCCAGGATGCCCTTCTCAAAAGGTGTGGAATCATCAAGGTGGATTGGAAGGAGTTGGAGGATGTCAAAACTTACTCATATACAGGCCTTGGAGATGAAGAACTCCAGGTCCTCCTCATGGATAACAATGCCGAAGATGTAGAGGTTCAAAGCTACCCGGATCCTGACTTTATTCCAGGCCCCCCTCCTCCTCCGCAGATCATGCCCGATGGTAGCGTGGTGCAGATGGATGCGCCTCCTCCGCCCATGTTGCACAACGCTACTGTCACTAGGCGAACGATAGATGGCAGGGTTCACATCAATGCCCTTCCTCCAGAAGAATTCCTGATCGATAGGACTGCCAGATCCCTTGAGGATGCCAACATTGTGGCGCATCGAAGATACCTGACTGTTTCAGAACTTGCTCAGATGGGATACGACCCAGAAGAGATGGAAGAGTATGCAGGGCAGTCTGATGAACTGGCATACAACACCGAATCCTATGAGAGGAACCCCTCAGGCTTCTTGTATTACGACCAGAGGACTGATGATGCAATGCGGAAGGTCTTGTATATCGAGGCCTATGTCAAAGTCGATACCGAAGGAACAGGCATTGCCCACTTGAGGCGGATCTGCACTGTCGGCACGGCATACAACATCGTCATGAATGAGCCTGTGGCAGAGCAACCATTCTGCCTCTTTACCCCATACCCTGAGGCCCATCGGTGGAGAGGTCAGTCGGTATTTGATCTGACCCGGGATGTTCAGAACATCAAGAGCCACGTCCTCAGGAACATGCTTGATTCCCTGGCACTCAGTATCTTCCCCAGGCTGGCCATCGTGGATGGACAGGTAAATATCGATGACGCACTTTCAACAGAGATGGGCTCCATCATCCGCCAAAGATCACCTGGAGCAGTTCAGCAATTGACCCTGCCTTTCGTTGGGCAGAATGCTGCACCGATTCTGGCATACATGGACGAGATCAAGGAATCCCGTACCGGGATGAATCGTTCCTCGGCAGGCCTCAATCCTGAACACATGCAATCCACCACGGCAGTCGCAATCTCAGCCCAGATCAATGCTGCCCAGATGCAACTTGATTTAGTGAGCAGGAACTTTGCTGAGACCATGAAAAAGATTTTTCACCGGGTCCAGAGGTTGATCATGAGGCACCAGGACAGGCCGAGGATGGTCAGACTCTCAGGAGACTTTGTGCAGATGGATCCGAGGACCTGGAACTCCCACTTTGATGTCGAGGTGAATGTGGCCCTTGGTGCAGGATCCGATCAGGAACGGGTGGCAACCCTCCAGATGTTCTCTGCGAAGCAGGAGGAGATCCTGAAGGAACAAGGACCCAACAATCCCATCGTCGGGTTCGAGCAGTATATGAACACCCTCAGGAAGATTGTTGAACTCTCCGGGTTCAAGGATGTTCAAAATTATGTGGGGAATCCTAACTACAATCCTCAGGCAGAACAAATAGAGGAAGAGGAACCCACACCAGAACAGGTCTTAGCCCAGGTTCAGGCCCAGCAGATTCAGGCTCAAATGCAGATCGAGGCAGCCCGACTTCAGCAGGACCGAGAGGAGATGCTCCTCAAGGATGATCGAGATCGGGACAAGATGGAGGCAGAGATGCAGCTTAAGGTTGCAGAACTGGAATCCAGATATAACACCAGCATTGACGTTGCAGCCATCAAGGCTGCCATCGAAAGAGAAAGGATGAGAAAAACTGATGCCTAGCAAAAAACAGAAAACACAGGACGAAATCATTGCCACAGGAAAGGCAGCAGGAGAACTCCCCCAGGTGATTCATGATGCCATGGATCAGATCAAGGAGGACCTAAACGGCCAGTGGCTGAACAGTAAGGATTCCGATGTTCAACACCGGGAGCAACTATGGTCTCAACTGAAGGCCATTGACATGATTGAAAACGAAATCAGGACCATGGTGCAGGACGGCATCAAGGCCAAAAAGGATAAAGACAAGAACAAATGAGTGACACCATACCTTTAGAAGGCAACCCGACTCAGGGACCTTCAGGAAACAACGTAGCAGCCTTTGAGGCTTTACTGGCCGGGACTCCTCCAGAGGAACAACCCATCCAAGAAGAACCACAAGGCGAGGAGCCCGAAGCACTTGAGGCAGAGGACTCCGGGGAAATCGAAGAGGAATATCAGGCCGAGGCCCTAGAGGAACCAGAACTTCAGGCAGAGACTTTCAACATCAAAGTCAACGGCCAGGAGGTTCCAGTCACCCTTGATGAGCTAAAAGCAGGATATTCCAGACAATCCGATTATACCCAGAAAACCATGCAGATAGCCGAAGAGAGAAAGGCATTGGAGGCAGATCGTCAGAACCTCCAGGCAATGATCAACGACTATCAAAATGCTTTGCAATCCCCCATGCCTGCCATGGAGCCACCTGTGAGGCCTGATGCCAAATTATGGGACGAAGATCCCATTGAGGCCATGAGGCAGACAGAACTCTATCGTCAGAAAATGGAGGATTTTCAGGCAGAGAGTGCCAAACATCAGCATCTTCAGCAGCAGGCTATGGCCGAAAAGCAGAAGCAGATGCAGGAAGCACTCAACCAGCAGCAGGTTGCATTAAAGGAAAGGATCCCAGAATGGCAAAACGAGGAAACTGCGACCAAGGAAAAGCAGGAGATTCGTCGTTTTGGTTTGTCCATGGGTTTCACGGAAAACGAACTGGCTCAGATTTATGATTCAAGGGCAGTTCAGGTTCTCCGGGATGCCATGCGATACAACCAACTCCAGACCAAAAGGGGGAAAGTGAAACAGGCACCCCAAGGTAAGTCCTTGGCACCTGGGACACCGACACCTGGGGAACCCCAGCAACTGCGGAAAGGCAAAGCAATGAAGCGATTGGCTCAGACTGGGCACATCAAAGATGCCCAGGCTGTATTTGAACAAATTTTAGGAACGTAAAGGAGGCCGAAATGGCAGCTATTACAAATACATTTATCACATCGGATGCGGTTGGAAATCGTGAAGATTTGCAAAATGCGATCTACTCGATTGCCCCATTTGATACACCTTTTATGAGTGCCATTGGACGTGAAAACGTCGAGGGAGTCACTCATGAATGGCAAACTGATAGCCTTGCAGCAGCAGCATCAAATGCCCATAATGAGGGTTTTGATGTCAGTAGCTTCACGGCAGTCAGTCCGACCACACGAGAATCCAACATCTGCCAGATTTCGATGAAGGATGTGATCGTGTCAGAGACCCAGAACGTGGTCAACAAGGCAGGACGAACCTCTGAGGTGGCCTACCAGGTTGCGAAGAACTCCAAGGAGTTGAAGCGTGACATGGAATTCATCGTCACCCAGAACCAGACTCCTGTTCTCACAGGTGCCCGGAAGATGAAGGCCCTGGAAGGTTGGTTGCGTACCAACACCTCAAGAGGAACTGGAACGACCACCGGAACGGATCCGAGTACGGCAACCACTGCAACCGCAGGGGATGCTGGTGCATCTGATCTGAGAACCTTCACTGAGACCATCCTCAAGGATGTCATTCAGAAGGTTTACTCCTCAGGCGGAGATCCATCAGTCCTGATGGTCGGCCCTGTCAACAAACAACGGGTATCAAGCGACTTTTCTGGTCGTTCTTCTGCCCGTGAGATTGTCCAGGTTGGAAACATTCAGGGAGCAGCCTCCTTGTATGCCTCCGATTTTGGTGATCTTTCCGTAATCCCCAACCGATTCAGCCGGGAGCGTTCTGCTTTCGTTCTCGATCCTGAATTTGCAGCCATTGGTTTCCTCAGAGATTTCTCTCTGGTGGAACTGGCCAGAACCGGGGATGCCGAGAAGAGAATGCTCAGTGTTGAGTATACTTTAGTCATGCGGAATGAGGCTGCGCACGGCGTTGCAGCGGACCTTGTGACTAGCTAATGAGTCTTGATCGACTCTTAGAATGGAATGCCTCCTCCGCTATGGCGGAGGGGTTCCATGTGACTCCTGAAGGGGATCACATCATCTCGGAGACCCAGAACGTGGACCATATCCTTAAAGCAGCCAAGGATGTTTCTGAGATGACACCCTCCAAAGACCTCCGACATGTGGCCTATATTCCAGAAGCAGTGTGGAATCAGGCCTATCGAGAGGGGTGGGTGCATGACAAGAAGAAATGGAAAGAGTGGGCAAATGACCCACACAACAAAATGTTTAGGACATGGCCCGGAAAAATCTGAAGCAGGCAGTTTGGAATCTAAAGATAGCAGTTTGTGTCCCCTCGACAGGGACCTGGAATGCCCACACTGCGGAGTGCATCTCGAACATGATTTCCTGCTTCGACCAAGCAGAATATGGAGGAGGAACGAAGGAAGTTCGTTTGTTCGGGGTTTGCAGTTCAATCCTCCCAGACTCCAGACATCGTTTGGTGGCGCAAGCTCATGGATGGGGGGCAACCCATATGCTCTTCATCGATTCCGACATGATCGTGCCATGGGATACGATTCAGGCCTTTTTGAAGCATAACGTGCCAGTGGTGGCAGCCAACTGTGTCAGGAGAAGATTTCCGACCTACCCGACTGCCTATGCAAAGGACAAAAGATATATTTACTCCAGAGAAGAATCCACAGGCCTTGAGGAAGTGGATCAGGTTGGTTGTGCCGTCATGATGATTGATATGAGATTGTTCGATCATGAGAAGATGGATCTCCCCTGGTTTGCCTTCATGCCTGATCCTAATAACGTACCGGGATCTATTGGTGAGGATGTTTACTTTTGCAGAAAGATTAAGGAAGCAGGGGTGCCCATTTACATCGACCATGATGTATCAAAATCAGTCAAGCATATGGGAGACCTCGCATATTCCATGGACCATGCTCTGACCTTTGAGGATCACTACATTGAGCAGGACAAAAAGTATCATCATCCGGTGACCATAGAGGATCCGAATCCAAAGGAAAGCATGATCTTCATGCCTGTCGAAGATACGAAACAGGCAGAAAACAACATGCGGTCCCATTACTGGAATGGAGTGGCTATCACCAACAAGAAAATCGATGCACCGCAAGGGTGGGAAACAACCGACAATCTTGACGTGGTGGCCCTCTATCCAGGCCTGAAGCACTACCTAATCACCACAGATGATTTTGTGCCTGGATTGGACTGGGCAAAGCGAATGGCCCAGAGATGTGGACCTTGGGATGTATTCTATGGACCTGATCGGGTATTTGACGAAAAACTCCCGACCCATCCCTGCATCGGAGGGGAACTGGTCAAGCATGTCGGATCCCTTTTCCTAGAGAACAAATGGTTCTGGAGCAATGCCTGGTATGACATCGGGACAGAACTGGGCACCTTAAAGTATTTCGGAGATGGATGGGGAGACTGGCAACTGAAAGATCGGAAGGTCGGAGAGAATGAAGGCCAGGCCTATATCAAATGGAAGGATAACGAGTTCGAGCCTCTGATCAAAAAGCTCAAGGCCCGGATGGAAGAATACCAAGCACCTGCTAAAAAGGCAGCCTGATGGCCATATCAAACTATGCAAATCTGAAGGCATCAATCGGTGATTTTCTAAACCGATCTGATCTCGCAACAGACCAGTCCGATGGTTCAACTGTCATTGAGAAGTTTATTGAGTTGGCAGAGGCAGAATTCAACCGGAGGCTTAGATTGAGGTCCATGGTGACCAGATCCACCATCTCAGTTTCTGGTCAATTCACAGACCTATCCTCTGCCCTGACTGATTATCTGGAACTGAAAAACATCACCTTGGAACCAACCTCAGGGGGACCGATTGTGCTTGAGTTCAAGACCCCCCAGGCCATGGATGAGTTTAGATTCCAGAGAGCAGGGGCCACCGGGAGGCCTATCTGTTACGGGTTGATCGGATTTGAACTGGAACTCGGCCCGGTGCCTGATGCGACCTATTCAGTGGAAATCACCTACTACAAAAAGATACAAGCACTCTCTGATTCCAATACCACTAATTTCCTCCTAACCAGTCACCCGGACCTCTATCTTTATGGATCTCTGGTTCACTCTGCACCCTACCTGATTGATGACCCCAGGATTGCAGTGTGGAAGGCCTTGACCGAGGAGAGAATGCAGCAATTGGTGATCTATGATGAGCGAGGTGAAAACCCAGGCACGGCACTCAATATGAGCATCAAGAGACCATACTTTTCAGGTGCCGTAAGTAACCCTATTTACTACCGATAATATGGCTTCCAATACCTCTGATTTTTTTACGTTTTCCAAGACCGCAGGAACTGCAAAAAATCTCCAGAAACCTACTGATGGCGGAGATAATAATTTATGGGGTGGATTTATAAATGTTGATCTCGATACCATCGTGGGAGCAGTCAATGCAACCTCGGATCTCATAGCAGATGCCAACCAAAATGAACTGGTGGATTTCACGGCCACTGGGTCTGCGGTCAATCATGTAGGGATTAGTAATGCTGCCACAGGAAACGGACCTACCATTGAGGCTGCTGGAGATGACACCAACATTGATCTAAATGTTTCTGGTAAGGGAACAGGCAAACTTGCCACAACCTCTCCAAAGATCACCACAGGCATCAATGATTCCAATAATAATGAACTGATCAAGGTCACAGCCACAGGGTCGGCAGTAAATGAAATTACAGTAGCCAATGCAGCCACTGGAAGTGGCCCGACTCTCTCAGCAACAGGTGACGATACAAACATAGATTTAAATATTGCTGGGAAAGGGACAGGAAATTCTGTTTTTAGCAGCAATATTGAGATGTCAACAAACAAAAAAGTAAAACAAAAAGGAGCCTTTATGCAAAGCTCAACTCATCAATCACTGATTTTAGGATATTAA